ACATGCACGGGAGGAGGCCGTCGTCGCGGCGGATCCCGCTGGGGTCGGGGGACCAGACGGGGATCACGCCTCGCCCGGCCCTGAACTGGCGGATCGCCTCGTCTATGGCGTCCGTGTTGTCCCAGTCGATGGACTGCCTGAGCCGTCCTGTCATTGGCTGCTCGCCATGGTTGATCACTCCTGATACACTTGCGTTGTCTCCCTCTCGCTGCACGAAGGCCCGCCCGGTTGACCGGAGCGGGCCTTCGTGTTGTCAGCCGATGGCTGAGGCTAGAAGGGGAGGTTGTCGGTGGTCTCGTCGGTCTCGGCGGCGATCACGGGGCGCGGGCGCCCGGTGCGCTTGGTCGGGAGAGCGGTGACCTTGGCCACGCGCGGGTAGCCCTTCTCGTTCAGTTCGATGGACACGAGGGCCTTCTTGCCGACGAGATCCTTCTCATCGAACTTGACCCCCGCCTGAACGGCCTCGGGGCCGAGAAGGGCGGTGAGGATCTCGTAGGTCCGCGAGCGCGGGCCGGTGCTGAGGGTGGAGAGGCCGTCGATCTCGACGGTGTCGTCCTCCGGGTCGCCCCAAGTCCAGATGAGGCGCTTGCCGTCATCGGGACCGTAGAGGCCCTCACCGACGAAGGAGTCGATGACCTTGAGTTCGCACTTCACCAGCACCATCTCGTAGGTGCCGGGGTCGATGTTGACGGTCGGGGTCTGGACTTCGATAAGGCTCATGGGTGTGGTTCTCCTTGTTGGGTGGTGTGCTTCAGGGTGGTGTCTGGGTGCGGTCGAGTAGACTGTAGGCACTTCCTCCGCTGCTGTGGGGGTGGTCGAGAACGAGTATACACGATTGCGAGGCCGTCAACTATGGCATGTCCCATCTGCGCGCAGCCCCTCGTGGCCAAGTTGGCAGACACTCTACTCGCTTCGGGCGAGCCACCTGCTCGGGTCGCCGCTGCGCTGAAGGATGGTGGGGTCGAGCGCATCGGCCCGGCTCGTGTCGAGAACCACTTCATCGAGTGCCGAGGGGGCGAGATCGCCGTGGCCAAGGCAGCCGGTGGCCCCAAGCAGCCGAGGGATCTGGCCGCGATGGTCCGCGACCGCGCCGTCGAGGGGCTGGAGACAGGCGAACTCGCAGTCACGGTGCAGCACGGGCTTCAGGCCCAACAGATGATCGAGAACCGTGAGTCGAAGGAGAAGGACCGCGAGTTGATGATCGCGCTCGCGCGCGTGCTGGGGGGTGCGTTGCCTCCTCCCCACATCATCATCGACGCAGTTCCGTATGCAGAACTCGACAGTGGCGAGCAGGACTCTGCGTACGATCCCGACGACATGGTGAGGGTGTGAGCCGGGTCTACCGTGGCCATTACCGGGTCATGGTGAAGTTCGACTGGATCGATGACCCGGCGCAGGGCTACGACTGGCTCCCGCCCATGCCCTACGAGGACGCCGAGCGCGAGTTGTTCGACATCGCGTACTCCCTCAAGTGGGAAGCGACCGACGACAAAGGGATCAAGCACATCCTGCGGGTCAAGTCAGCGATCATCGTGGGACCAATCGCGCACACGCTGCACATCCCGCTGGAGGAACTCTATGACTACGGATACACGCCCCACTACTGGTGACTTCTGGCAGGTGCTGGAGTCCTGCCGCTGGGACATCGTGCGGTTCGCCCTGCTCGTGCTGGGGGTTCATGCCCACCCGGGGCAGGTGCGGTTCTTCAACGCCGTCCTTTCGCGAACCCCCGACCGCTGGAAGCCAGCATTCCTCACGATCATGGTCTCGGCGGGGAACCGTGCCGGGAAGACGCTGGCAGTGGCGATCATCATCCTGCACAGCGTCATCTACAAGATCGGATTGCAACCTCCAGATCCCACGAGCCGCTCCTCTCTGAGTCGGTGGAGCAAAGCCTCCTACGAGTGGTACCACTTCGCCATCCAGCAGGAGACCTCCGAGATCGTGTGGGAGGAACTCGTGAAGTTGCTGACCGGGACGCACGAGGCCCAGAAAGACGGCACCTGCCCCATCCTCGACGCCCTTGGTCCCACCGTTGCCACCCACGACAAGAAGTACCACGGCGACTACCGCTGGATCGTGCTGCACCCGGCGCTGGGCGGGGGCCAGATCCACTTCCGCACCACGGGCGAGCGGGCGCTGGGCGGGCTGGGCAAGGACATGAACGGCATCTCCTACGACGAGTGCGCGTTCGACCCCAACCTTGAGTTCGTCTTCAACGAGGTGCTGAACATGCGCCGCCTTTCCACGAGCGGGCAGTTGATCCTCATCTCGACGCCGACCGAGGGCATCACCCAGTTCGCGGACCTCTGGGCGACTGGTGACCCGGCAGCCCCCGACCGCTGGCCGGGGAGGTTCTCGATGCGGATGTCCACCCGCGACAACATCGGCTACGGCATCGACCCCGAGATGTTTGAGCGGATCCTTGAGCAGGTGCCCCCCGAGTTGGTCCCACAGAACATCGACGGGTACTTCATTGAGGGCCGCGAGCAGCACTTCGCCACTTCGTCCATCGAGCGTGCGTTCGACATCGACTTGCCAGAGACCTCGCCAGCCGAACCCAACCACCGCTATGTGCAGGGAGTTGACCCTGCGCTTACATATGACAGCACTTGGAGCATCGTGCTGGATGTGACGAACCCGGACAAGATGGTGGGCGTGAGCGCGCGGATGCGCTCGGGGCGCCAGACGGCGGACGGGCTGGTGGCGCTGGCGTCGAACCAGCACCGGGCCTACACCGACATCGAGCGGCGGATCTGGTGCCACACCGGCATTGACGCCACCGGCTTCGGGGGCAAGGTCTTCCGGTCGATGCTTCAGGGGATCAGCCCCCTCACCTCGGTCGAGTTCGGCGGTCGGCGCTCGCAGAAGTTGCGGATCCTGTCGAACCTCCGTTCGGCCCTCGACAACGGGCGACTTGTCATGCCGCGCCACGGCGTGTGGCTCCAACTGCGGCGGCAGTTGCTGGGCTACAAGTTGAACGACCGCAAGTTGGTGCAGGACGCCGTCATGGCACTTGCCGTGGCTCTGTATGTCGCCCAGCGGATGGTGGGGGCAAACGAGAACCCAGTGGCGTTCGACTACTTCCGTGGGGCGAACGATGATGTAGACTTCACCGAAGTGAGTCACGGTGGGCGCATCACCCGTGTCCGTATGACTCCACTGTCGAGGTAACCGATGGAAGACCTCAGCATCTCCCTTGCTATCGAGTTCGCGCGGCTCGACACGCTCACCGGGGAGATCACGCCAGCCGAACTGGCGATCATGCAGGAGTGGAAGGCCCGGCGTGGGCAGTACGAGTCGGAGATGACTCGCTTCTCCGAACTCTGTGACCGCTTCGATGACCTGTACTACCCGAGCGACATCCTCGCCCATCAGGGCGCCAGCCACTGGGCTTGGCACCCGTCTGCCCGCACACCCGGGCGCGCCCATGTCTCCGTCAATGTGCCGCCCGTCTATGTGGACATCCCAGCCTCGCTCCAGTCTGTGCCGCCCGTCGAGAACTTCGTGGCCCAGATGGACAGCGAACAGGCCCGCGACATCGCCTCGATGGCTGAGCGGATCTACCGGGCGTGGAAGAACGACATCGACTGGGAACTGAAGACCCACCAGTCGTGCGTCGTGAAGGGCCTGTACGGGCGCACGGCGGCGAAGGTGTACTGGGATGCCGATGCTAGGCGCCCGGCAGTCGAGATCATCGACCAGCCGCGCAACCTGTGGCTGGGCTGGGGGCAGAGCGACTACAAGACCCTCAACTGGGCGGCGTATGTCTACCGCATCACGCCCGAGTCTGCCTACGAGCAGTGGGGTCTGGTCTGCCAGCCCCGCGACACGCCGTCTGGCAAGTCCACCCTCTATGTCTCCCGCAACGACGGGGACTTCGACCTGAACTCCCGTGACTGGCTCTTCAACTTGGAGGGCATGGTTGAGGTCACCGACTACTGGTACCGGCGCCCTGTCGTGACGAAGGCCCGCAAGGGCTTCGGACTGGTCCGCCACGAGACTTGGAACGCCATCATCGTCGGCAACCGGGTCGTCAAGAACGAGCGCCATCCCGAGTACGACGGGCGGATGCCCTATGTCCCGCTCTTCAACTCCTACATCCCCGGCGTTCCCGACGGGCGCCCCGAGTTGTACGACATCGAGCAGTTGTTCCGCGAGAAGGACGAGCGGCTGACCAGCGGGTCGCAGTTGATGCACAACACGATCAACGCCCAGTACTGGCAGTTGTACGGGCCAGAGGCCCCGGATGTGGTGCCGCCCGGTCTGAAGCCGACCCCAAACCGGGTTGTCGCTCCCGGTGCGGGCAACCGCATCGAGTCCATCAACCCGTGGATGCCCGAGTTCCAACTGGAGCAGTTCCTCGTCCGGGTGGACCGTGAACTCTCCGATGTGTCGGGCCTCAACGACCTCCTTCGTGGGCTGGCCCCGCCGTCCGTGCTGTCGTCCAGCAAGGCGATCAACGCTCTCGTCGCCAACTACGAGGCCCGCATCCGCATGAAGCGAGACCTCCTCTACAAGTGGCGCCGGGATGTGTGGAGTCTCGCCGCTGATCTCTGGTCCGTGAAGGACAAGGTGCTGTCCCCGATCCTCGTGGGGTCTTCGGCGCTGGAGATCGTTGCCCCCACGCTCACCCCTCGCGACGACATGGAGACAGCCACCATGGCTGCGAACCTCAAGCGCGAGAAGATCTGGTCGGGCAAGCGGGCCATGGACCGGACGGGCGTCGAGGATCCCGAGCAGGAAGAGAACATCATCCGCGAGGAGCAGACCGACGCGGCGCTCAACCC